CACCCCACTCAAACCAGATGAAGCACCTGTCACAGTCTCCTCAGCCTGGAAACCTACACCTGCCTCTGTGTCATACTCTACAACACTTCCAGAGATTGCTGTCACTACTCCCGTAGTCTGTGTTGTCCCTCCTGTAATCGTCTCACCTATAGTGAAATTAGGAGTTCCGACAAGAGCATCGAATAGTAAAGAGGATACAGTATTGGTACTGAAGGAATGCGATACTATAGGAAACCCAACACGGCGAACAAAGTCTTCTGCACCCTGCTGGATGTAACCATTCAGCTCATGCTTTGTCCAACGTGTGTAGTCACTATCCTGGAGATAGGTCGCTACACGATTTCTTGCTTCTACAACATGAATACCATAAGAGGTATTATAAGCCATTAGCCTACTTCAATCTTTTCGTAGTTTGCTTTCAGCTCTTCGTGTACTTCTTCAACAGCGTTGTTAGTTTCTGTTTTACCATAACCATCAGGCCACTTCATGATCTGAATGTTATAGCGGTGTGCCTTATAGCTTCTTAATTGCTGGCCTACAGAAGGTTGAACGTATCTAGTTTCTGTTGAATTAAGTAAATTCCCGAAGTGCCCTGGCGGTATTGCCACAGGTATGTTTCTAGGAATCAACATGGCCCAGTCTGCCCAAGTCACGGTTAAAGGCCCATTGTCAGTACTTGGATCGTCACCAAAACCTAAAATGATAACAGCCCATCCTGGTGGTTCCTTATCCCCTTTCTTGAGAACAATAGCATTATCCTTACCCATCTGTTTGTATTGGTGGATCTTCCCTGTGCCAGGATTATAGGTACCTGGAGTATAGTCACCATATTCACCTGCTGGGATCATCCCTCCTGCTAAATTTGCCATAGTCTTGCCCTTATAAAAAAGTAAAGCAGCCCTGATTCAGGTTCTTTATCTCCCCGAATCCTTAGGCTTAAATTAATTGCCCCGTTTTCACCTGGAGGCATAAAAGTAGACGCTGGATCTTGATTCCACCTGCCTACATCATTGACTTCTGTCCAGTTAAGATATGCTGTGTCGTCATCAATCAGACCAGTCTTGCGACCTATAGCCATCTCAAGCGATATACCAGAGAATCTCTCCGCTATTATAACGGTTATTAACTCAGGTACATACTTCGGATAGAGCTTCTGTCGGAGTTTGACTGACGTACACAGCATTCCAGTTTCAGGTTCAGTGAGATCTCCAGCCTTTAAGACGGAGACCCCACTGTCTGTAACCTGTTCAAGAGTAGGAGCATTAGACTCCCACCCCTGAAATCTAGCTGAGTGACGAGCAGGCGACATCCAACCTGTACATCCACTCTTCCTGCAGAATCTTGCAGGCATACCACGTTTTCCAGCCGACACTTCCCGTTTGTCCCAACGGATCGGTTACGGCAGGTTGTGGCATGACAACCTTAGGCACAACAGAGTCGAATCCACTCAGACTTACACATCCGATTGCATCGGTTGAGAAGATAAGAATTGGATAAACTCTTGCCTTATTTGTTGCACCCGACGTTAGAAGAGTTACATCTTCATTGACTTCGCCTGAACCGTCATTGTCGGTAATATCCTGCCCCACTTCACCATTAGTGGTTGAGGAACCTTCAAGCGGAGTCCCATACTCACCATAATTACTGGAGTCAGCAATACCACCATCAGCATAAGTGGGTGATGCTGCAAAACCTTCAGTGTATGTGGCTTCCTGGAGCCTGGTCGTATCGTAACTGATACGAGTACGATCAGTCGTGTGCGGATCAGTCGGATCTTGCCCGTATGGAGCTGCCTGAGTCGTAAGGATAAACCTTACAAGTCCTACTGCTCCCAACTCACCGGCTATGGATTGCATCCCACCATTAGCGTACTTCTGGTAAGGAATAAACCCAGGGAGATCCTGAATGTCCTGACGGAGATCAGGGTGACAGACTGCCATGTAGGAGTCTGGGATTGCACTTGTGTCATAAGCTGCGGAAGGCTTGACGATCTTAGCGATCTTCATGGCTTCGTTATTCTCAAGAGCACGAATAGCAATATCCAACAACTCTGTACTGGAAGTCTGTGCTGCAGTCCTACGACCTTTGGTCATGCCGATAGTGCGGTTGACCTGATATCTGTAGACAGCACCTGCCGCACCTTGAACCGAGCCAGCATAAGCTGCCTGAGTTCCAGAGCGGAAATGGATGAAGCTAAGAAAGTCCATCAATTCTGCGGCCTGGATTCCCTGACGTTCAACAATCTGTTGAATGACTGGATCAGTATGGGCTGCAACCAGAACATCAGTGGTGGATACGTAACTGCCGTACTGATGTAAACGGACTTTGAGTGTTACTTGGGTCAAGTCATCCTCAGGTGGTTTTACTCCTTCAGCAAGGGGTACCATCGGCAGGTTGAACTTCTCATACCTGCGCCAGCGGACTTCCAGCCCATCATTCTGTGCTTTAGTTTCCTTCTGGGCGAACCTAGAGAAAACCAAATTACGCTTGGCAATAGCCAAGAACTTCTTCTGGATCGTGAAGGCATCCTTCTGACTTAACGACCCGTATTTCGCCGTACCCCCACTGGAACTTAAAGAACCAACAGAGGCATCTAAAAACGTTTGTGCCATAATAAACCTCTTATATAGAGAATTTCAAAATAGCTCCCCATATAAGGGAAGCCTTAATTTACTTCATACTCGGGAACTGATTCCCAACGCTGTTCTTCGGTCATTCCGTTCCAGTTGCTCTTCCCACCAGGGGTAGCTGGAACCTGACCTCCCATCAAACCTTGCACCTCCTGCCGACGAGCGACATTCTGTTGAGGGGCATTGCCTGAGAACTGCTGTCCATCAGGAGTAGTCAGGAAGTTTGTTACACAATCTATCTTATGTTGGGTATCACCCATCTGCATTTGCCACAGTCTCATACGGTCAGCACTTACCCAGTCTCGAAAGGCAGGGTTGCTGTCTACTGCAGGCCAGACGTTAGCACCTAACGCTGATGACAATTGTGAATCAATCCGTATCTGTTCAACTTCAATTCTCGCATTTTCCGCTTCCTGTTTCGCAGCTTCCGCCTCATGCTTGATTTTCTCCATGTCCCCAGAGGAACCTTGTTGGTGTAAGGCATAGTTAATATGCTCCTGCACCCCCTTGAAGATATCAGGGAAGTCTTTCTCAACAGTCTTCGTTTCCTCCGAGAAGAAAACCTGTTCAGGTTGTTCCTGTACTTGTGGTTGAGGTGCTTGCTGTTTTACTTCAAGTGCTCTCAACCGCATCTCCTGCACCTCTTGCTTTAATTGGGAGTTTTCTGAAACTGTCCTATCATAAGCAGGGCGGAGATCGTTATAACGCTTCGACCAATCGACTTCTACAGGTGCTTCTTCCAAAGGCTGTACTTCCTCTTCGTGGTGCTGATTATCAGGCACGAATCCTTCTTCCATAATTACTCGTCTGAATGGGTTAGCAGTTCTCCTACCAGTTGATCGAGGTCAAGCATTGCTTTGAGTTCCCGTATCTCTCCGATAAGAGTATTAAACGTTGCTACTTTAGTACTGTCGCTCAGGGTTTTCTCAGAGAGTTTCTCCTGTTTACGCAACAGCCTGCGGTGCAACAAACTCGTTAGTATCCTGTACCTGGGGTCTTCCTTGATCAAAAGGAGGTACTCCAGGTTCGGCCTGTCCAAGTCCAGCTTCTCCTTGTTGCTGGGCAAAATTCGCTTCTTGCTCGGCATTGTATCTTTCGATTTGCTCTTGAAGGAGAACGCTTGTGTCAGCCATTTCATCTGCAATATCCGTTTCTACTGCCGAACCTTCTTTGATTCTAGCCAGTCTTTCCTGAATTATTCCTTTACGTATATCAGCAGACAATGCTTTCTTCTCATCAATTAAAGACATTGCTGCGTGTTTGTCAACATCTACTGATGCTTCACCTTCGAGAGCAGCCATCGCACCATCCTGATTTCCAGCACGCATTTGCTGCATTTCTTCATCTGATCTAATCAGTCCGTCTACGTCCAGACCTAGCCCCATCTTTAAGGGGTGCACCAGCTTTGAGAAGTTGACGTACTCTCGCATCTCTGGGTTTTGTCCAACCACTCCCAGGAACTCCAGGATCTGTTGGTTGTTGATCTCCCTGCTCATAAACATTCGGTAACTGTTCGCTTTGCATTCGAAGTCCCCCTTTATTGATACGTCTTGTGAATCAGCCATCAACCAATGGTAGATTGCTGATATATTCTTAGTGATCATTTCGTTCAAAGACCTGACAACACTAAGTGTCAGTTTCTGTGAATTCTGATCCAGTATCGTCATGCCCGTCGCAGTCTTCGACTGGTATGCTGCACTCCCCCCCATCCCGATGGGTACCTGTCCTGAGGCCAAGTCAGTGTTACGTTCAATTATCTTTATCAGGTCAACCAACCCATTGGTCACATCAGGTATAATAACAGGTCGGAATGCCTGATTAACATCCTCACCAGCCTTCATACGCCAGATCTTACCAGGGTATACGTCACCGAAGTCATCCTGGGATGCATCGAATGAGTTAGGATTCAAGGCTACCATTGGTTGGCACGCCATGGTCTTACCCTCGACGTACATCCCATATATGAAGTTCATCATAGACTGGTCGTCCCTGATTGCCTCGAATATTCCGCTACCCCAGATAGAGTCTTCCTGTTGCTGCCAGTATGATAAGTCATAAGGTATCCTTCCTTCGAAAGGATTCACCATAGCTTGAATTACCCTACTGCCAAGTACTGTTATACAAACAGGTACATGCGAAGCATCATCGTCTTCCATATCTATGAAGTCGCCTAATTCCTCCCTACCTAACCCTTTGTGCCACATCTCCAGCACTTGAAACTTCTTAGAATGGTAGGAATGATTTATATCCCTGGCAGGAGAATCGTTGCTTGATGTCCCTACCGTCTGTCCTTCGCTCTTATCAATACATTCCTCTATCAATGCTGCGTCTATTCTTCCACCACTACGCTTTGCAAGTTCCCTTAATTCCTGAGCAGAGAGATAGCTCCGTTGGATGATGTAATCCATGTCTATCTTCGAATATGCCCCAGGAGACGGGAACACATCCCATATAGATACCCATTCGACGTGGGGTATCAGTTCCTGCTCTACAATCTTCTCGACCTGCCTCATCATAGGGTCGGAGTTAACTGTCTTATAAACAGGGAAGTCTAGGGTCTTCAGCACAATACTCTTGGCACAGCCTGATCCGAACAAGGTCATCTCATTGATCA